CTTGCGCAGTGCAGGCAAGAAAAAAGGCGAATTGATCAACAACAGCGACCTACTACGACTAAAAGGTCGTTCAACCAAGATGCGCAAAAGCAACAACCGCATGATACGCGAGCGCGGCCTGCAACTACAACGCCAGTTAACTTGGTACAAGAACTTTCACAAGAAAAAATCACAAGCCGTAGGCAGCAAGTGAGACAGCATGCGACTACGTGAATTTCAAGAACCACAAGATTCGGTCAAGCAAGAACTGGACGAGATCCTGACTCGCTGTGCGGAACTAGTACTACAAAATCAAGAACAAGACCCCGAACACTATGGCATGGTTGGCGCTTGTGTGGTTGGACCCGATGGCAGAACTGTATACCGAACCAGCAGTCTTGACGAGCAAGGTCAGTGGCGGCATGCCGAACGCAACGCCATGGAAGAATACGGCGACCTAGAACCTGAGTGTATCATAGTCACCACCCTGAGTCCTTGCAACAGCCCCATGAATGATCGCGCAGGTGAGAGTTGCGAGGATTTGATAAAAGACCACGGCATTGAGCATGTGTATTGCGGCTACAAAGATCCCACACAAGATCACTCAGATGCCATTGAAACTGACAATGTCAAGCTGCGTGAGTTATGTAAAAGATTATCAGACACGTTCTTGAAAGAGGATGGGCTGTCGAGTATTACTGAGATAGAGGCTTTGCCTTCTTACATTTTTACCGGTAGCAAAGACACACTGTCCAGACATCCATTGGCGCCACTCAAGCAGCTAAGACACTTGCCTGGCGGCACAGATCTACAGTATGGAGTCGTTCGCGATCAAGGTGACATCACAGTGCAAATTGTTGATCCAGGCATGGCTGGAGTAACCAAACCCCAAGTGGTGGCTGCGTTGGTGTTGGTTGAGGCCGAATTGCCCAACACTCTACAGGTCAGCACTATTGCTGTGGATCCAGACTACCGAGGTCGTGGCTTAGCTAAGGCCCTGTATGGCATAGTGTTAACTATCATGCACAAGAATCTCCTGTCGGGCGTATCGCAGACACCCGGTGGGCGTCGAAACTGGATGAGCCTGGCCACCATCCCCGGAGTCGAAGTCAAAGGCCTGATATCACTATATAACAGTGAGCTGGATCCTAACCAGGCACGACCTGGCTCACGTCGCGAAAAACGACTTGAAGGTAACATAGATAAGATCATGGAACTAGGCGGCCAGTTTGTTGGCAAAGACCGGCAAAAGACCTACTGGGCGTTTGATGTAGAACCCGGTCGCGGTCAATTGAGACCTGTGGTTCAAAATCGCCTGAGCCAATTGTATGGTTATGCGTCAGAGGCTGTGCTGATGGCCACAGTCACCGGCAACAAAATTGGCATGACAGAAAACTTTGCCGACGGTAAACGCAAGGGCAAAAGCCGTCCAGGTCGTGTAAAGAAGGCAGGTGCTAGTTGTAACGGATCGGTGTCAGATCTAAGAGCCCGAGCCAAGAAATATGGCGGCGAACGTGGTCGAATGTATCACTGGTGCGCCAACATGAAAGCTGGCAAAAAGAAGTAGTGTGCGGCGATGCACTACGAACCTACGTCTGCCAATTCGTTGTTGCCCAGACCAAAAACAGGAAAAGTAGTCGGGTTCTTCAATGCATCACGTCCTGTTGTTACCGCACATAAATATTTATAACACCCTTAGGACCGTTAATCTTTACGGGTGCAGGCGGCTGCTGCCGGTGTAATCTAACGCCATCGATTACCAAAGTGAGCATTTTTCTTTTGCTTTTTTCAAATTACCACTGTATAATATCACTATCAAATAGGAGAACTCATGACCGATTACAATCGTACATTCAACGGCGAAGCCAAAATCAAACTTACCCAGCTGATCAACGAAGGCATGCAAATCATGAACGAAGTTGAAACTCTCAATGAGGGTTTGAGTGATACTATCAAGGCCGTAGCCGAAGAACTGGAAATCAAGCCGGCTACACTCAAAAAAGCCATTCGTATCGCTCACAAGGCCAAACTGGGCGAAACCAATCGAGATCACGACGAACTCAATACCATTCTCGAAACTGTGGGCAAAACACTTTGAAGCAGACAGTCACACAATGGTTTCAGGCCACACGTGACTGGATGCGGCGCGACTATCAAGAATGGCCTTTGAGATTCATACTGGAGATCACGGGTTGGTTTGGTTCAGTGGGCTGTGCCTTGGGCATGACTCTCATGTTGCCCAATCCGCCCCTGCTGCCCTTGTACTGTATTTGGGTGTGTAGCACCGCTATTTACAGTTGGGCGGCTTGGACACGTGGCAGTTTCGGTATGCTGGCCAACTACTTGTTGTTGCTGTGTATTGACAGTGTGGGACTAATTCGTCTGGTGTCGGAAGCCACAAAATAAATACTGTAGAGTCGTTCACTTACGAACTAGAAGAGTGTGTGTGAGCTAGAAGTCGCACAAAGGAGATTATGAGTTACGTCGACGCATTATACGATCGCGACAAGGATCGCATTCACGTGGTGGAACGTGTGAATGGAGAACGAGTCTATCGCGAATACCCTGCAAACTATACATTTTACTACGACGATCCGCGTGGCAAGTTCAAGACCATCTTTGGCACCCCAGTTACTCGTTTTACCACCCGCAACAGCAAAGAGTTCCATAAAGAACTGAGAATCAACGGCAACAAAAAGATCTGGGAATCTGACATCAATCCCATCTTCCGTTGCCTGGAAGAAAACTATCTAGGTGCCACATCACCTCGACTGCAAACTGCCTTTTTCGACATTGAGGTAGACTTTGACCAAGAGCGTGGCTACAGCAAGCCCGAAGATCCCTTCAACCCCATTACCAGCATATCCATATACCTAGACTGGCTGGAACGCATGGTCACGCTTGTGGTTCCGCCTCGCAGTTATAGTTGGGATTCAGCACAGGAAATCTGCAATCGATTCGAAAACTGCTTCCTGTTCGAGCGTGAAGCCGACATGCTGGACACATTTTTGGACATCATTCAAGATGCCGACATTGTGTCGGGTTGGAACTCAGAAGGATTTGATATTCCCTATACCACCATGCGTATCAATCGTGTGCTCAGCAAAGACGACACACGACGTCTGTGCCTGTGGGGGCAATATCCCAAGCAACGCACATTTGAGCGTTTTGGTGCCGAGCAGTTGACCTTTGACTTGATTGGTCGAGTGCACATGGACTATATGCAACTGTATCGCAAATACACCTACGAAGAGCGACACAGTTATAGCCTGGATGCCATTGGTGAATACGAAGACATAGGCAGCAAGGTTGCCTACGAAGGCACCTTAGATCAACTGTACAACAAAGAGTTTGAAAAATTCATTGACTATAATCGTCAAGATACCTTGTTGATTGCCAAACTAGACAAGAAACTGCGTTTCTTGGATTTGGCCAATGAACTGGCACACGACAACACAGTGCTTCTAGCCACCACCATGGGTGCGGTGGCAGTCACTGAGCAAGCTATTATCAACGAAGCGCACAGCCGTGGTATGGTTGTGCCAAACAGGAGAAGTAGAGATGACCAAGGCGAAACACAAGCAGCAGGTGCCTATGTTGCTTATCCCAAAAGAGGCGTACACGAATACATCGGCGCCATCGACCTCAACAGTCTCTATCCCTCGACTATTCGTGCCCTCAACATGGGGCCAGAAACCATCGTCGGGCAGTTGAGAACTGTGATGACTGACCGGTACATCCAAGAAAAGATGGCAGCCGGAAGCAGTTTTGCTGATGCCTGGGAGGGCATGTTTGGTACCTTGGAGTATCAGGCTGTCATGAACCTGGAGCCGGGCACAGAACTTACCATTGACTGGGAAGACGGATCAAGTGATGTGCTCAGTGCCGCACAGGTATGGCATCTAATATTTGATAGCAGACAGCCCTGGACTCTCAGCGCCAATGGCACAATATTTAAATACGATACCAAGGGCATTGTGCCCGGATTACTGGAGAGATGGTATGCCGAACGAAAAGAAATGCAAGCAAAGAAAAAGACCGCAAGCACTCCGGAAGATGTTGCGTTCTGGGACAAAAGGCAACTCGTCAAAAAAATTAACCTCAACAGTCTTTACGGCGCGATCCTTAACGCTGGGTGCAGGTTCTTCGACCAACGCATTGGGCAGAGCACTACGCTTACAGGCCGTATTATCGCCAAACATATGGACTCACATGTCAACGAAGCAATCACTGGCACTTACGACCACGTTGGCGAAGCTGTCATCTACGGTGACACGGACTCTGTCTACTTCTCCGCATGGCCGGCGATCAAAGAAGAAGTAGCCGCAGGGCGCATGGAATGGAACAGAGAAATTTGTGTACAACTGTATGACACCATTGCCAACAGTGTAAATGACTCGTTCCCGGCATTCATGGAACGTGCTTGCCATTGCCCTAGAGAAATGGGTGCTATCATCAAGGCCGGTCGCGAACTGGTGGCTGCCAAGGGCTTGTTTATCAAGAAAAAACGCTACGCTGTGCTGATCTACGACATGGAAGGTGTGCGCTTGGACACACACGGCAAGCCCGGCAAGGTCAAGGCCATGGGCTTGGACCTGAAACGATCAGACACACCCAAGATAGTGCAAGAGTTCTTGAGTGAGATTCTACTAGATGTGCTCACCGGCGATGCCACTGTTAAAGATCGTGTTATAGAAAAGATTCGCAACTTCAAGATTCAGTTTAGCGAACGCCCGGCTTGGGAAAAAGGCACACCCAAACGTGTAAACAACTTGACCAAGTATACTGCGGAAGAGCAGAGATTGGGCAAAGCCAACATGCCCGG